TGAAGATAGAGGCAATGGATGGCTTCGACCCCATTCATGTCGGCTACTCCAATATCAAGCGCACATCCATACCAGATAATCCGGTACTGAAAGAAGCAACAAACAAATTCGTATGGGAGCAACTCGAGCCTCCTTTGGTGGGCTCATTTCACGCACTAAGAGTGAGAGAGGGGAAATTAGAAGGGGCCTACTTAGTCTCGCTTGCAACAGAGAAGGGTATGAATGACGTAATGCAATATGGGGACCTATGGAGTATTGATGGTGATGGACAGGCACGATGATTTCTTCTTAGCGTGGCTCGCACGTGATGCGCGTTTCCAAGCGAGCGTGCACTTTGCACCAAAGACGAAACTAGGGTACACCATACACAGGAAACTCTACACCAGTATGCAAGATGAGCCAGATTTGAATCTCTGGTTATCATCCAAGGGCGTTCACGGTAGGGTCCTGAGAGATGTGAAGCAGATACGTAGGGTAATCAGCCTCTTGGAGCCTGTCTGGAGCGCCGTGAAGGACCGAGATAACCTCGAGAGGCTCCTGACCACTATGGAGGCTTCTACAGCCCGTAAAATGGCCCATCCTGAGATGGAACAAATAATCTCTAAGTTAGATTATTACTAAGAGAACTAAGAAAGAAAACAAGATTCTTGCGAATGTTTATAGCCTTGGTTTTGCCACGTAGGGTTCCATGCAATTGGAAGAGATGGTACACGATGAAAGCCACCCCCTCACTGCTCTCAAGAGGGCAGTGGATGACGGTAATGTCCCCGACTTGCTATTAGTCGGACCACCCGGTACTGGAAAGACAACTACAGCCCACGCGCTCGCGCGCGCGTTACAGGCTGATATTCATGAATTCAACGCATCAGATGAGCGAGGTATAGAATTCGTACGTACACGTGTCAAGGAAGTCGCCACTCAGAGGGGTTATGCAGAGCATACCATCATCCTACTAGATGAGGCAGACGGCCTCACTAAACAAGCACAAGACGCGCTTAGGAGAATAATAGAGACTGGGCACGCACTATTCATACTCACAGCGAACGAGGAAGCGAACATCATACCTGCTATACGCTCGCGATGCTACACATGCAAATTCAGACCATACAATGCTAAGGAGGTCGAGATGTTCCTCCCCGATTGGGCGAAGTCCCTAGCAGTGGAGACATGCAATGCCTATAATGGTGACCTTAGGCGCATTGGTCTAGCGATAGATGCCACCAACAGGGATTTCGATGTTCTCAAAAACGTGGTGGGTTCAGAAGCAAAGGCCTATTCAGACCCTGCTTTGTCCTTGGTAGGCGGTGATTGGGTAGCCCTCCGAAAGGAATTATCTCGAATTGATACACACTCAAATGTTGCTTTGTTGAACAGGTTGCACGAAAAAGTGCGACAACTTGATATGCCGCCCTCGCGGTTCCATCACTATTCCCGCATCTGGGGAGATGCAGTGTTAGCCGCCCATCAGTGGCCCCTCTCACAAGAGGGGTTCATTGATTGGTTCGTGGGTAGCCTCGCTTCCCTGTGGGACGGAAAAGAAGAGTGAAAAAATGAGTGAAGAAAATATACCAGAAGAAGTGAAAGAAAGACTGCGTTGGTATGCTGAACAACACAGCATGTCAGACGAGGATGCTGCAAAGCAGTATCTAGACTACATCGAGGAACATCTCGGCATCGTCAATCTACAAGAGGAGGATGAAGACTTCCTCGTCGACGCTGCGGAGACCTTCGTTGTTGAGCGTAGAGTAATGCAAAGCCCCGGTGGGAATACCATGGAGTGGTGTGGCTGCTTTATCGCTATAGAGCCCAAGATGAGGGACAAGAGAGCCAAAGTACGCAATGATGCATTGAGTCAAGCGAGGAAAGACCTCAATGATGCCATTAACAATGGTATTGTTGCACGAGCATTCGTCGAGAATGGTGTCTGGATGCTTGAGAAGGCGCATGGCATAGTAGCATCGACACAAGACAGGTTCGTAGAGGGTGAAGACCCTTGGTTCCTAGTCCGTGATAGTGGGATGACCCTTGCCCTGTTGCAGAACAACCCAGATTGGGCTCGACATGGTGAACCTATCGCTCCTTCATTATGGAGCAGGACTTACAGGTTTTATGGAAACACAGCAGAGAGATTCGGGGAAGACCTAGAGATGATACGAGTAGATGTCGGTGGCTCTTCAGAAGAAGACGTGTCACACGCCGTTTCCTTTGGCCAACCATGCAAAATTCAACTAAGGCCACAACCAGCAAACGTAAGCGAAGGTTGGGAAGACGTCTACCGGGCAGGTAATAATTTCTTCAAGAACATCACCTACACTGATGAGTTCGTTGAGAAGGAAGACCGAGCATACTTGAAAGGCGAGATTCTGATGAGTGGCCTCCCTTGCTACATCTCAGACCTCACTGAATTGATGGAAGTGTATCAGAACCAATCTGAGAAGGTAGCAGGGTTCGATAACCCAATCGGGCCTATGGTCTGCATCAAAGGGAAGGTTACTGATATCAACAGAAGTGGGTATGAGACTGAGTACGACCCATGGGGTAAGGACTTCACTATGAGGGTCTCATCCTTTGGCCTACAACGAGAATTCGCCAATGACATGTGGAGGCGAGAAGTATCAGTGAGAGTACACGGCTTCTTAGGTGACGAGTGCCACGCCTTCGATTACGAAGGCCGTGAAGGCTGGAAGCCTTACGCAGTCAAGTCTACAGTGTACATCTTCGGCAGGCTCGGCATTCGTACTACCGATGACGGGCAAGTACCTAACATCAAGGCTATGGGAATATTCGTCCCCCCTCGACTGGCTATCCCAGCCGGTGAGGGTGGCGACACGAGTCTAGGACAATTCGGTAGTGATGCTCAATGAGCGGATTCAAGCAACTCAAAGAAAAGGAGCAGCAAGAGGAATCCAGCATTGCGAAGGCTTCCAAGGACTGGAAACAGTCTCTGGACAAGGACCTAGGTCCTGACCCTAGGCAACACCTACCCGCCCCAATGCAGCAGAAACCAAAGGAAACTGAGTGGTTCGCTGAGGAAGTCGCACCAATAACGGGTGACTTTGCTGGCATAGTCGGTGATGATGGAACCTGTAAGACTGCAGTGGTCTTCGATAGCATCCCTAAGGGGCAATGCTGTCTAGTGATGGACTTCGACGGTGGTGGTGCTAAACTCCGAGATGCGTTCTACTCAGACAGGCGTTCCGAGTTCAAGTGCCGGAACCCTTGGGAAATGCAGGATGCGGCTAGGACGGCTTACAACTACCCTGCTACACACGATAAGGTGATGGCGATAGGCAGAAGGGCCCTAGAATGGGCTCAGGCTCAGAATCAGTCTGGATATACTGGTGAGACCCTTCACACGGTCCTAGTGACCGCAGTGGACCTATGGGACTCAGTAGCCAGTGCCTGTATGTTCATCGAGGACCTAGGAACGGCTCCAGACGGCATAGGGGCTAAAATCAGCCCTCACGAGAAGGTGGGGATGAGGTTCAATTGGCAGATACGCAGTACGCGATTCCATCAATTGACATCCCTATGTAGAGAACTCACCCGACATGGTGTCAATGTCTACTACGAGACCCACTGGAACTACGAACAGACCAAGGAAGGTACCATGACAGGCAACAAGAAGCCTCGGTGGGAAAAGCAGACGGCTAATTACCTCCATACCATCATTGAGATGTCAAGCGATAAGACACGAGACGAGGAAGGACGTTTGACAGGTGAAACACGCTATGAGGCTACTTTCACCAAATGCCGAAGTCACCCTAACCTGCTTAACAAGACTAGACTCGTCATGACGACCTATGACGATAAGGACCACAAGTGGCACGGCCTCCCTGAGTTGAAGAGGGAGTGAGATGAGTTGCAAGTGGTGCAATAATACAGGCATCCTCATGCTGGTCACTAAGACCCTGCATGGCAAGGACTTCCAAGCAGACATGTGTGAGTGCGAACAAGAGGAAATTTACCTCCAACAGGTAGACCGAAAAGTTCTTATACACGATGTACGCGAGGCCGCGCCAGAATC